TGCAAAGAACTGATTTGTTTGGTTCTCTGAAGTAGCATTGAATTGTTTAGAAGCATTCATAGCTGATTGATCTGAGAGTATAGCATTAGCGTTTTGTTGAGATTTAAACATACTCACTTGTTGTTCATTATCTAAACTTGCCATATCCATCTCTAGAAAAGCTTTAGCATTTTGTACTTGAGCCTGTTGACGGTTATTTAAGTTAGTCAAATCTAACTGAGACATAGCCGCTACATCTGCCATGATCTTAGCATTTTTAGCACTTAGATTAGTGAGATCTACTGTTTGTGCCATACGAGCATTCTCTAACGCTATCTGTTGTTCAGCATTAAAGTTCATGTTAGCTATCTCAGATATCTTAGCGGAGTTAGCAACACGGCTTTGAAACTCTTGTGTAAACTCTAAGCCGAGGAATGAAGCACGTTGTTCAGCAGCAAACATAGCAGTCTGTTGTTTATTACTTAGGTTCTGCATCTCAAAGGTAGCAGAAGTCTTAGCATCCTGTACAGCGATGGGCATAGCACTTTCCATAGCCGCTTGTATCATAGCCTGTCCAGCCATTGATGAAGCACCTAAACCTCTAGAGGCCATAGAAGCAGCGGCATTACGTAAAGCTCCTGCCGCCCAGGATGGAGGTGTTTTACCTTCAAAGTCTGCCATCAAGCCTGTAAGTTGACCTTGTACTGTAGCATCTGTTGATGGTGCGCCTGTAGCCGCTTCAAAGTTTGTTTCAGCTTTAACACGATCCATATCAACAGTAGAACCTGATATGAGTTCACCATCTTCTACTTTACGTGCGTCAGGTGCTACAACCTTTTGTGCTTCAGCTATTTGCTCTACAGATACACCTAACTGTGCTAAGTCTTCTGGTTTCATACTCTGTGCATCTACAAGTGCTTCAGCACTAGGCTTACCTGTAGCCGCTTCTAGTCTAGACATAACATCTTCTATAGATGCAGAAGCTGTTAGAGGTTCGTATGATGCCGCAGGTTGTACTTCAGGAGAGGTTGCATCTGATGTAGGTGTAGCAGTTGTAACTTTTGCTTCACTTGCAGAATCAACTTGTCCTGTAGTAGGATCAATCGTACCTGCTTGTTTGTCTTCTTCTGTGATCTTTTCTACTTCTGGTTTCTTTATCATAGAAGCAGGATCATTTGTTGCAGCAGTAGTGTATTCAGATATACTTGGTGCAGCTATAGTCTTAAATGCTTTATCTGCTGCATTCATTTTTGTTTGAGATGCATTAACTGCGTTCTGAGCATTTTCAGCTGCTTTAGCTAAAGCTGAATTGGATGGATCTGCTTGAGATTTAGCCATAGCTTCTGATGCTGACTTTTCTGCATTAGAGTATGCTAATTGTGCTGAATCTAAATCTGTTTTAAACTGATCTTGTTGTACAGTACCGCCTACTTGATAACCCTGAACATAACCACCTTTAGCCATACTAATTTTCTTCTGAGCTACCTCTGCCATCTTACCTAGCGTAGATGCCGCTTTAGGTGAAGCCGCTAAGAATGCCGCTTGCTCGTCTGCTTGCATACCTTGCATCTCTGGTATTATCTTACCCATTTGTTCAGGTGTAAATCCACCAAATTTCATAGCCATTTTAATAGTCCTTATTAATTACCCAGCTTCATCCATATTGCAGCAGCAACAAAGCTGAATATAGCAACGGTTGTTATTTTAACGAATGTGTTCCATATACTTAAACGTGTTTGTCGCCACGTTGTTAATAGGTTACGTACTTCACGCATATCCTCAGCAGCAGACTCATCATGTAGCCCTAACTCACGTAGAACTAACTTAGCTCCACGCTTAGCTGATCTGTCTAGTATAAGCTCTAGCTCTTCTGGGGTCAATATTATATTAGTCATTTTATATCCTTAACTAGACCTATACTTTTTACTTTTATCATCATAGCTTCATAAGTTAATTGTTTAAAGTTAGATAATCTTGTCAGGCATTCTGGGCTTCTATCTTCGAAAGGATCAACATGATAAAAGTTAATCTCTGGGTACTCTTTTATAATCCATTCAACTTGTTTCTGCCAACCCTTAGTGATACTCTCTGGAGCTACCCAATACTCAGGTGTGTAATATAGTTCACCAGAATATAAATTATTAACCCTACCGTTAATGCCATAAAAATCCATACCAACTAAAAATATATTATCTGACTTAAGTTGTTTAGCTGCAAGATATGTAGCTGTTGCTCCCGATGAATACTTTACTGTAGATTTATGGTGGTGTTTAATGTTTGGGTAGTTTTCAGATATATAGTCAGTAATGTCTTGGTCAGAAGTTATTAGTATGTCAGGTTCAAACTCATCTCTAAAGAACCAATTACAAGCTATTATGTTAGCGTTACGTATAGCCTGTAAGTCTTTACCCTTACGTGATGTACCGTTACCTACTACCACTGAGCTTATCAAGGTTTTCTTCCCACTCTAAAATAACTTGCTCTGAAAAACCTTCTGTCTTAAACCACTCCCTATTCAATAATCTAATCTTTGGTTGTGTGTCTTTAGATATTACTGTAGGTATCTTTTGATTGTAGTACAATGAACAAGCTATCCTGTGAGCGCCTCCATTTATTGTTTTTACAGAATTAGAGTATATAGGATAATCTTTATTATAACCTTCTGTTTTAAAGCTATCAATCAATATATCAAAACTATCAATATAATCCTGTATAGTATTTTTAGGAGTTTGATCCTTGATGTATTTATCTGTAGGTTCTACTCCTTGCGTCTGTGCTTGTATACACTCTTTATATATTTCTTTGTAGTGTAGATGGTTTGTGTTTTCATTCTTAGATTTTACATATAAGTATCTACACATAATATCTAATCTAGCAGAGTCTAAAAAGTACGAAGGATCTACTTCAACAGCATCCATTATAAACTTCCGAAGACATGTCCGTTGTTTGTATAAGTATATGATAGACTTGTATTAATAGCATAACCACCAGCACCCCCACCGTTTTCACCAGAGCGACCCCAACCGCCACCACCGTTAGTATTAGCACCATCTGTGTTTGATGTTGCACTTAGAACAGAACCACCTTGAGCAGGGTTATTGTAAACATTACCCGATACAGTAACTGAACCACAGCCACCCCCATAAAAAGAGCCACACGATAACCCACTACATGAAGCATAGGTTGTAGCTGGTGAAACACCACCACCACCTTGATTGCCACCTGTACCACCCTGTACTGTTACGGAACAAGTAAAACCACTTGCAGTACCATTTGTCCTAACAAGACCGCCATAAGATAAATAACCAGTTGTACTACCATTACTTGAAGCTGTGTTATATGCACTTTGACCTGCACCCCCACCGCCTCCAGCACCTCCACCACCACCACCGCCACCTGCGATGAATGCACCAGAATTGTTAGTTACTGTAGTACCAGATGCAGTTATACTGATAGCGTGACCACCTGCACCAGAATTACTATTGCCACCACGTCCAAAGATAGCACCATTGTTTATAAGTACGGAGTTAGCCACATCCATTGTTAACGAAGGTGTAGACGACGACATTGATCTAATATGTACACCCGAATTAACAGTCATTACGATAGGCACTGTTCCGTCCCAACCTGCAGCTGTTGCTAGAGTACTTAAAGTAGAAGCCCCATCTATACCTGTTGTAACATTAAAAGAGAACGCACTCTGTGTGCCATAGAAGTCAGATAAAGATATTTGTCCTGATGCAGGTACAGTATCTGACCCGTAGTATTCACTAAGCGATATAGGGTGTGACCCACCAAACTCATCCTGTATGTCTTGTAGTGTTATTGCACCGCTTGCTTGTATTGTCATTAGATAGTTCCGTACCCTGTTACATTACCTTTTACAGTTAAATTACCTGAAGCGTCTAGCTTCATTTTGTTTGTACCGCTAGTAGCAAAATACAATACGCCACCACTCTCAGTTACTGTCCAGTTGCCTAGATCTACAGTCGTAGCATTAAGAGTAGAAGCAGAGAATGACTGTGATCCAGAACCTGCTAGTTCAGCCTTAGTGTCTATCTCTATTTGTAATCCATCTACGTTAGCAATAGTATGGTTGTGACTGTCATCTGCGACTACAGTTGTTATACTAACATTACCTGTACCATCAAAGTTAACATTACCTGACACATCGCCAGTAAGTGCTATATTACGAGCAGTAGCTAACGCTGTAGCTGTAGAAGCATTACCTGTTAAGTTACCCTCAAATGTACCTGCTACGAATGTTTCACTGCCTACGCCCCACTTGTCTGTTGATTCTGTCCAGACTAGAGACTTGTTAGTAGATGTACCACGTTCAATAGTGATACCTGCATCCTGGCTTGGTGTACCTGTCTCATCAGAGTTAAGTGTGATAATGTTATCACCAATGTTTACAGTGTTAGAGTTTACTGTAGTAGTTGTACCATTTACAGTTAAGTTACCGCCTACAATAACATCATCAAATGTTACGTCTTGGTTAGTAGCTAATGAGATAACACCTGTAGAGCTATTGTAGCTGATGTTACCTGTAGCAGATATTGCACCCCTAGCTCTAGCTGTAGTGTGATACAGATTAGATGAGCCTTCAGCTATGGTATCTGTGTTACCCTGCGTAAAGCTCATAACACCCGTAGTGCTGTTGTAGCCTAAACTTCCTGTAGCTGAGATAGCTGCTCTAGCTCTAGCAGTTGTATGATATAGGTTAGAACCCTCTGTAATGTCGCCTGTGTCGTGGTTAGCTACACTTGATACTGTACCTGTTACGTTTCCTGTTAGAGCGCCTGTAAAGCCTCCTGTAGCTGACACAGTACCACCTACAACAATGTTACCAGAGTTTAGTGTTAAGTTAGCTGTGGCTAACGTTGTGTTGCCTGTTATAGCAAGAGTACCGCCTACTGTAGTATTACCTGTCACTGCTAGTGTACCCAGTGCTGAAGTAGCTGAACCATTTAAACGTAAAGTTTCTACAGAGCCTGAGAAGATAGATAACTGGTTAGAGTTGTTAGTTAGTTTACCAAAGCTAACACCACCATCTTTAAGTAATACATCTCCACCGTCAGCATCTAGTGTAATATCACCTGCTACATCTAGCGTTAAGTCGCCATTAGATACAGTGTAAGAATTGTCTATGATAGTAGTGTAACCATTCACACCAATATTGGATGTGTCTGTATACAGAGTACCATCGAAGTAGCCATCCTTGAATTGAGCTGCACTAGATCCTAAGTCAATAATGTTATTAGCTTTAGGTAAGAGCGTAGATATACCTACAATGATGTCCTGCCCTGGTCCTACCTTTGTTACAGGTGCGCCTTGACCTGATGAACCATCATGAGCGTGACCAGAGGATGCGTTAAATGCGTTTTCTACAGCGTTAAACTCTCCGTCTAAGTCGTCTGCGTCAATAACGCTACCGTTAGCGATGTTGTTAGCCGTATCTTGGCGTGTATAACCTGCCATAAGAGTTGTCCTTTATTGTCTA